CTCGATGGGCTCGAGGTAGTTGTTGATGTAGGCCATCACAGCTCCAGCAGATCGTTGGGGATGCCTACTCGGTAGAGCACCGCGGCATCAAGCAGTTGTTCGTCGCGCTGCGCAGCCGGGATCTCAGCGGCCGTTACGCTCAGCCGGCGCGGGAAGACCTCAGCGTTTGGATTGTTCTGGCTGTAGTTGCCGGCGAACCCATCCAGCTCATCGTCGTAGGGCGGAATGCCCGTTCGGCCGCCGAGCTGGGTTGGCAGAGGCGTGTAGAACACATTGCCCTCGCCCTCGCCGATCTGCCCCCCACCCAGCCGGCCAGGCAGCGTGAGAGGATCACTCACCCCGCCGCCACGCATGATGGCGATGCTGATCGTGGTAACGGCAGAGCCAGAGCCGAGGTCGAAGCTGTCGACGATGCGCCGGCACTTGCCGCTGGCGGTTACGCCCTGATCGGCGACCTGCAGCGTGTGCACCAAGTCTACGCCCAGCGCCATGCTGGTCGGCACTTGCCACGACACCGTTGTTTCGCGGTGCGCGCCGATGATCTCGACCTGCCCCATGCGAAGCGCCACAACCATGGCCGCATTGCGGCGGGCGTCGTTCGGGATGTCGAATGCCCCGCCGGAACCGTCGATCGGTCCTTCGATCCAGGCCTCAGCCATATCGCTCTCGACGTTCACCGTTGCCGACGAGCGCTGCACGATGCTGGTGGCCTCGGCCTCGCCGGCTGCGGCGGCCAGCGTGAGGCTGTACGTCTCGGTCACGGTCTGCACCCAGCGCCGCGCACCGGTCCAGGTCACGCCGAGCAAGAGGTCGTCGTAGACGTTTGTCCAACCGACACCTGTGCCACATGGGTCGGCCATGGTCAGCGGCAGCCGGTAATAGTCCGGGTTCAAGACCGTCTGCCCACTGCCCGACGCCGCATCCTCAACCATGCCGATCTGCGGCAGCTCGGTTGGGTCGGTGCGCCATTGGCAGAAGCCGGCCAGGCCATCTAGCCCCAATGTACCCGGGTGGCGCCAGACATAGCGCTCGTTCAGCTGCCAAAGTCGGTTGTAGCGATAACCGAATTCGATCTCGACGCGATTGGTCGACTCGTCCAGGTCCGACTGCTGCAGGTCAACGGTCTGATAGAGCGTGGTCCCGGGCCCGTAGACGACATGTGGAGAAACGGCGTACCAGCTGGTGACCCGCAGATCGCCAGTCGGCGAGCAATCGAGGCTTACCGGCCGAGTGCTCAACCGCTCCAGCGCGTAGTCCCAATGGCTGCGCCCTTCCACCGGCTCGAACACATCCGCCGACCAGTGACCGCCGACCAGCGCATTGATTGCGGGAACGGACAGGCCTTCGACGCGCTGCTGAACCTGATCGGAGCATTCGCACGTCAGCACCCGGCTGACCGGATTCCAGTTGGCGATGCTGATCTGGCCCGTGTAGCGGCGGGCCTCGGTCGTGACGTATTGACTCGTAGTTATGTAGTCGATAGTGACGGTGCGGCCTTTCCAGTCTGGCGGCACTACCGGCAGGCCAAGGGCGATGAAAAGTCCGAAGTCAGCTAACCCCGCAGCCCCCTCCTGCCGAATGATTGTCATCTGCCCAGTCAACTGCGCCGTGTGGTCCATTCCATCGACGAGCAGCCGCAGCGCCCACACGAATGACTGGCCGCGGACAATGTACTCGGGATCTGCGATGGCACCGGCCAGGCCATTCAGCGGCACGGCGTTGAGTGGCGAGGCGTTGAGCATTAGGTTTCTTCCCACGGGATGGACCAGCTATGGCTGGCCGTGCCTGATGACTGCGATTCCTGTGGGTCCTCAGCGAAAACCGAGAACACCGGCATGTAGCAGGCCTGATACAGCGTCGCGCCCGGCACTGGGGGCACAGTGACCACGCCATCCGCGAACGAACACGGCACCAGCACCCAATCTCGCCCACCGATCAGCGCCTGCGCCCAGGGCGCAACGTCTGGCCGAGGCGTGCCGAGCAACGTGAAGGTCGGGCCCGGGCCGACGTGGCTCATCGTCTTGGTGCTGCGCAGCTCCAGCGGCTGGGAGAAATCCAGCCCCGCGAGCCCTGGCGGCATCCAGCCGGTACCGGAAATGCTCCCGGCCGACCTCTTCCAGTGCTGCATCTTTACGCCGGCGCCGTCACTCATGCGCAGCACGGTGCTCCCGCCAATCGGGCCGATGCTTTCCTCGGGCGCACCGGCATGCAGCACGATCGGCACGCCGCCGAGCATGATTCGTGGTGGGGACATTCAAGGCTCCAGAAACAAGAAACCCCGCAGGTGCGGGGCTTAGGTCAGCGATGGGTGCGGCCGAATTGTCTCGCCGCCAGGCGCAGCTCACTGGCCACCTCGCGCTCGACATACATCGTGTACGAGGCACCAGCCAGGCTGAGGTCTACCTGCCCGAGGTGCGGAAACTGCGGCCCAGCAGCCGCCTCCAGCAGCGCCGGGCTCGGCGCCGGAACATTCGGCACGAAGCGCGGTACCGGCACCACGGGCCCACCGTTGGCGTAGCCGCGCAACCGCAGCTGATCCAGCGTGGCGCGAAAGCCGTTGCGCCGGATCCGCTCGAGGAAGGCCAACGCCCCAGGCTCGCGGACTACCTCCTGCGGCTGCACATGCTCACCGGCGTGGACAATGCCAGCCGGCTGGTACTTGCCGCCAGGCCCGGTCCAGCCACCGCCGGAGAAGCCGGGAGTGGTCGGTGAAGTGGCCGCTGCTCCGCTCGTATCCGGCATCTGCAGGCGTACCGGCATCACGATCTCGGTCAGGCCGAGCTGTTGCGCCAGCGCCTGGATCTGCGACCGCACTTGCTCGATGGTCGACTCGTCGGTTTTCACCGAGACCGAAATGTCCTTGAGCTGCTTGGCCTGCTCCTCGAGCGAGGCGATCTCGCCGCGGATGGCCTGAAGCTTGGCCTCTGCGCGGCCAGTTCGATCGCCTGCAGTTCCTTGATGAACCCTTCGAAACCGTAGGTGTTCCCACCAGCCGCGGCGAGATCCTGGAGCATCTTCAGCGCGGCTTGCGCTTGTCGCTGCGCACCAGCGACATCGCCGGCACTCAGCGCCTGCTTTGCGCCAACCTTGAGAGCCTGCGCAGCTCCGTAGGAGGCCTCCCCACTGCCGCCCAAGCCAGCCAGCGCTTCCTGGTAACGCTGCTCGATCTTCAAGCGATCGTTACGGACTTTCTCAATGTCGCTGAGCGCTTTCTTCTCGTCGCTTGCCAGCTTTTTCGCAGCGGCTTCGGCCGCTTTCACCTGCTCAGCCTGCAGTCGCCCCAGCTCCCCAATGTACCGGCGGTAATCGGCCAGCCTTTCAGCCTGCTGCCGCTTGGCATCTTCGGTCTCCTGCTGCTCCAGGGCACGCTGCTCGGCGTTCATGCCGGTCTGCTCGGTTACAAGCAGCTCGCGCAGCGAAACCAGCGCCTGACGTTGTGCCTGCAGGTCTTCCTTCGAATACCACATGCCGGCGAGCGTCCGGTTCAGGCCAGTACCCGCAATGCTGCGGTCGATGTCTTTGATCTGCTGGTCGATGCGATCCAGTTCGGTGACAGCGCCGCTTGCATTCGCCGCGATGAAGCCGATGCGTTTGCCCAGGTCCACGAACTCGGAGCCGCCTTCGGCGGCAGTGGCGGCCAAGGTGACCAAAGCGCCCGCCAGAGCGACCAGGTTCTCCATGACGACCGGATCGGCGATTACCTGCGTGAGCCCCTCGATTGCGTTGATGAGCGGCTGTGTATCGGCCTTGCCGATCGACTCCTCCCAGGCATTGTTCAGCCTGGTTAGCGCATCGCCTACCGTTACCTGCATGCCGTCAACGGCTTCGCCGAGGCTATCAACCTGGCCGATCAGGGCTGGCACCCACACGTCGGTAGTGAGCTCGCCATCCTTCGCCATGGCGGCCAGTTGCTCGCGCGTCTTGCCGAGCCCACGCGCCATGGCGTCCGCCAGCGCGGGCGTGTTGCGGATCATCGAGTTGAAGGCGTCGCCTCGCAGCTCGCCATCTTGCAGCGCCTGGTTCAGCTGGTTGATCACCGAAGCCGCGCGCTCCCCTTTCGCGGCGCTGGCTACCAGCCCGAGGCCGATTGCCTCGGTCAGGCCTAACGCATCTGCACTGGAGAAGCCGCGGCCACGCAGAACCGACAGCGAGCCGATGTAGAGCTCGGCATTGTTCTTCATGTCCGTGTAGGTGCGGTCGCTGATCTCACGCAAGCGCTCCATGCCCTGCGCATGTTCGGCCTGTGACTCGGACGCGAGACGAATACGGTCATCGATCTCGACCCATTGATCGGCGGTGTTGGTGACACCGCGCAGCCCGCGAGCCAGACCGTAACCGGCGGCCAGCAGGCCGATGCTTGACAATGCACCAGCACCGCTTCGCTGCTCGGCGTTCATTTCCCGCAGCGCCTGCTGGGTCTCACGCACACGGGCAGTCATGGTCCGCTGGGCCAACGCTAACTCTTGGGTCGTCAGATTGCCGGAGGTGCGCAGGAGCTGGTACTGGCTGCGCAAACGCTGAAGCTCGGATTGGAGCTGGCGATAACGATTGACGCCCATATCGGAGCGGGCCGCCTCCACGTTCGCCAAGCGCTGCTCACGGGCGACCTGTGCCAGTGCCGCGGCTCGGGCGCGGATGCCGGCTACTGCCTGCTCATTGCGGCCACCCGCTGTCGCATTCTCCAGTTCACGAGCAAGGCGCTGCTGCTCGCTGGCGAGGTTCCGCGTGTCAACGCCAGCTGCTTGCAGCTCACGACGTCGGTTAGCAAGTTCGGCCCGCGCGCTTTGCTCAGCCCGCTCCAGCCGACGCAGCTCACTCACCGCGCTGCGATAGGCGGCCGACAGCTCTTTGCTCGGCTCGGCTTGTCGCGCCAGCTCATTCCCGAGGTCGCGAACCAGCTCGCGCGTCTGCCGCGACTGCTCCCCAGTTCGCTCGAGATCGTCTTCTAACTCCCGCAGCGCATTGATTCTCTTCAGCGGTTGGGCCAGGGTGCGAACGAGCTCCTGATAGTGCTTGCTGAATCCACTGATTCCCTTCGTCGCCTGTTCAACATCCGCTACCAGCCGCAGTTCTACGTCAGTCATACGTCACCCTTTCAGTGCCTGCAGGAACAGCGACCACGGATAGCCCCACACACCATGGTGGCCCAGACGGACCAGCCGGCATGCCACATCGTCAAGCGTTTTCAGGCCGTTTTCTGCAGACTGGCCAGCTTGGCCAGCATGCGAAAAAAACTGGGGTTGGCCTCCTTGCAGCCTTCAACAAGCACATCAAGGTCGCTGGGCAGCATCTGCTCAAGCTCCTCAGCTGGTAGGCCGGTAAAAATCGGCAAGTCAGCCAGCCGCACGTCCTCGAGCAGCAGCTCGTCCAAAAGGTCACCGCCACTGTTCTGCTGCAACAGGCCACGTACCTGCCCAACGGTCAGCTCGCTACAGACGACACTGCGGCCTCCGACCTTCTTGATCACCGACTTACCTACCGCGCTCCCGCTCATATGAATCTCCAGGCAATAAAAATCTATGGTCACCCCCGTTTCTGCAACACCGATCAGCGATGAGTGGTTGGCTTGCCTAAATCTATCCGGCGTCCATATGGGGCATGCCCCGCGCCACGATGAGAGTCGCGCCTGGCGATCCTGAAAAACCCGGCGGCTTCTGAAGCCGATTTTATGGGCAGGTTCTTCGCCAGGCCGGTGGGCCGTTCACGTCATCGGATGTTCAGCATCGCAAAACCTGAAAGGGTGTTTCGTGGTACAGCGGTAGACGCGGGGTCAGGCGGCGAGCGCGCTTGGCCCTGCTTCAAATTCTGAGTGATTAGCCGCGATGGCCCAGGCGATCCGGGCGAACTTGTTGGCCAAGGCGCACACGACTACATTCGAGTGGCGCCGCTCACGCAGCGAGCGAACCCAGTCGGCCAGAGCCCCTTGCTGGAACGCCAGGCGCTGCAGGTAAACCCTGGCGCACTGCACCAGCAACCGGCGCAGGTTCTTGTCGCCGCGTTTGCTGATCCCCAGCAGATTGGCCCGGCCGCCCGTGCTGTACTGGCGTGGCACCAGCCCCACCGATGCCGCGAAATCACGACTGCCGCCATATTGTTTGCCATCGCCCATCTCGGCACACAGCAGGCTGGCCGTGATCGGCCCCACGCAGGGGATGCTCAGCAGGCGGCTACCCAGATCGTCAGCGGCAAGCTGGTTGTCCATTTCCTTGTCCAGGGCCCTGATCTGCTCGTCCAGATAGCAGAAGTGCTCGTGCAAGCGCTTCAGCAGTGTGGCCAGGCGAGGTGGCAGCTCGTGCTCGCCCAGCGTGCATGGCAGCCGCCTGACCAGCGACAGCCCCTTGGGAAGGCTGATGCCAAACTCCAGCAGGAAACCATGGGCCTGATTGGCCGTCTTCGTCCGGTCACGCACCAGGGACTCGCGCATCCGGTGCAATACCGACAACGTCTGCTGGGTTTCGGTCTTCGGTGTCACGAAGCGCATGGCGGGCCGGGAAGCGGCTTCACAGATCGCCTCGGCATCGATGAAGTCGTTCTTGTTGCCCTTGACGAAGGGCCGCACGAACTGAGGCGAGATCAGCTTCACCTCATGCCCGAACGCCATCAGTTGCCGGGCCAGGAAGTGCGATCCCGCACAAGCCTCCATCACTACCGTGCAACTCGGCAGGTTGCCTAGCAATCGCATCATCTGCTGGCGTGTCGTCTTCTTGCGAAAGACTTCTCGTCCGGCCTTGTCCTGCCCATGCAGGTGGAAACTGTGCTTGCCGAGGTCGATGCCGACCAGCGTTGCAGTGCTCATGATGATGGCCTCCGAAAATAAAACACCCTGTCAAAGCCTAGCCCTGACAGGGTGTGGGGGTGACCATCTCATTAACCCGCCGAAGCGGGTTGAAAGATGTGGGTTCGATCAGCCTCGGCCTAGCTCACGCCGTGCCCGCGGTGAATCTACGGGAATGACATCAGGGCTGAAGCATGACGGGCAGACGGTTTGCCGCGACGAAATGCGCCAAACGCTGTAAATGATTCCCGGCGCTAGGAAGCAAAGCCACAGGATCAACTCCACCAGCATCGAGCCACGGGTATGCGAGATACCACCGCTGACCGAACCGCAGTGAGGGCAATACAGATTGGCGCTACGCTTGGCTCGACCTTCGGCTACCGCCGCCTTGGCACCTTTCATCCCACGGGCGAGGCGCTGAGCTGCCGTCGGCGCACGGTAGGTTGCGTAGTTCGCGCCGCACCTGACGCAGTCAGTTGAGCTGCGCTGCATTTCAGCCATTGTTGGTTCGTAGCTGCACTTTGGGCATCGCATAAGGGTCCCTCCCGTACCTTTCGGGGCAATCTACCAAAGCCCCCGCGCCAAAGCCCAGCACACGGCTGGGCTTGGGCTCGGGCGCTTACTCCACGTCCTTGATCACCATGTACTGGCTGATGCCGGTGCCGACCTTGGTTTGATCCTTCTCAACCTTCGCAGTGAATTCCATGCCCTGGAATTCGTCGCCAATGAAGCTCAGCGAAGCGGGAGAATGGTTCACACGGAACACCTCGATGACCACCGGCTTGCCCGAGCGCGCCTCGTTCAGGCCCACGAAGACCTGGCGGAAGCGTTTGCCCGACTTGACCAGCGCCTGGATGGTCGCGTGCTTGGCATAGCTGTAGCTCACAAGGACTGGTGTAGCTTCGGTGATAGCACCGTCCTCGGTGATGACTGGAAAACCGGCAGGGTCCAGGGTGTAGTCGGTATCAAGCACGTATGTGGTTTGGCCGTCTTCACTGGTGACCTCAACGTCGGTGGCGCCGGGGTAGGCGAGCAGGATCAGGGCACCGGGGTGAGCGGTGTGCGCTTCGCTGGTCACAGTGCCGGCCGCAACGTCAGACGCAGCCCCATACATCGCACGGGCTAAGTTGTCCTTCTTGAAATGGCGAGCATTGTAGGTGACGTTAAGCGCGCTGATGCGCTGAACGGATGCGTCGAGGCCACCGCCTGGCGTGGTGTAGTCCTGTTCCTCGATCTCCTGAGGAGTGGCCTCGTAGGTAAGCGAGTTGCAGTTGCCGATGAAGATCAGCCCTTTGGGGTCTTCCAGGTCCTCGAGATAGATCTTTCCGACCCCCAGAAACGCGCCGCGCAGATCAGCCATGAGTCATTTCCTCCGATTGGCCGCCGATTACGCCACGCTTTTCGAGCCAGGCTTTCTCTTTGGCGGTTACTTTGATGTTCACCCCGGCTTTCAGATGCTCGCCGCGGTGGGTGTGGGGTTTGGCCAGGACGACCGAGATCTCGGCGACCTGCCGGGCAGGTACCGTGGCTTTGCTGCTCATGGCGTTACTCTCCGTTGATGATGACGTGGAGTTGTACGGGGAAAACAAGGGTGCCGGCGGAAAGTCCACTCCCCGGAGGGAAGGGCCGGGAAGCGCCGAATGTGACCTTGTAGGGGCCCGGCCGCCCCCAAGGGTTTGGCATGCTTGGCGATGCTTGCAGCGCAACGGCCAGGTCCAGGTAAAGCGCGTCAAGCTGCCCCAGGTATCCCTCCGGCGATGAGCCATCCACGACAGCGACTACCCGACGACCAATCGTGCCCTGCAGTGAGCCGGGGCCCTGTTGCGGAGCTGGGTATTCGTCTGGCTGCACCGCGATGAAGGGAAACGCTACCTCGTCACCACTTAGCAGCTCTTCGAGCCAACCCTCGCGCACCCTGAAACCGGCATCGGTCAAGTAGCCATTCCCCGGCGTAATACGCTGGAGACGCGCGATAAGCGCCTGATGTGCCTGTTGAATGGGATTCGTCATAGGTCCGCCCAGTTGAGTTGGCGCTCGGTCTCAGCACCGAGATCACGGGACGCTTCGGCGCCGAGGTCATCGAGCAAGCTGCCGAGCACCTGCGAAGGCGATGGCCCATGCAGTACCTCCAGCGGCAGGCGCGGCTTGGCGACCCGTTCGGCGATAAGCCCGCCAGCCGGGCCGATTGGGGCGATAAACGCACCCTCATTCAGCTCCGTCCAACCAGCACTGATGCTGACCCGCACCCCGGCTCTGACACGCTTGCCCGACTTGCCGCGTTTCCAGAGTTGACGGTGCGGGAACTGGCTGAGCGTGACCCCGCGCTTACGAGCGAAGATGATGACGCGCAATCGCTCCGGCGTAGCGGGAATGAAATTGACCTCGTCGCGGATGTAGCTGGGCTTGAGGTTGATCTCATCCCGGATCGCACGCCAACTACGCGTTCGGGTGCGCCGGCCTACCGTATTCAGCGCCAACTGAATCGCCCGCCTGAGCTTGACCGGCATTTCATCGAGCCGGCCGGCGAACCGGCCAGCGCCGCTGTATTCGACGCGGACTGAATCGTAACCGGCCATCGCTACCTCGCAGGGAGCAACGCCCAACGCTCGACGATTCCGTCGGTGCCGAGTGGCTCATCCAGGATGAATTCGCCTTCCGCCAGGTTCAGCCGACCGCCCCGTTTGGGTTTGGCCAACTGGCATAGCCTAATTACTACCAGGCATTGCACGACGCGGAACGTGCCGTCAGCGCCTGCGACCTCGACGTCACGGCCGAGGATGACGTCCAGCTGAACCGGACGGGCAAAGCCGTCCGGGGCGGTGTACGTAGGCCCGCAAGAGCCGCGATCCTCACCGAACACGCGGAACAGCGTGGTATCGGCACGCTGCATGATGCGGTCGAAGTCGCTGGCCATGATCAGTCGCCGCTCGCGCCGTCGCCGTCGCCTTCACCAGCACCAGCACCAGCACCAGCATCTTCGTCATCAGCGGTGTCAGTCGCCTTGCCCTTCGCTTTGCTTTCGTACTCTTCGATCACGCCACGCTCGAGGAGCTCCTTCACCAGGCCGCTGGGTACATCCTGCGGTTCCGGCGAGCTTTTGATGACTACCTTCTTGCCACCCGCTTTGGCCAGCCCGTGCACGGTGGTTTTCACGATGTATTGCTTTGCCATGAGTATTCTCCTGACGGCGCGCCGATGGCGCGCCTCAGTGGTGAGGGAGCCGGTCAGGCCACGATGACGAAGGTGAACTCGTCGGCGTCGAACAGCGCCGGCACCGGCGCGGTCTGGGTCTGGAGCCACTCGACGCTGGGGTTGTCGGTGAACCAGTTGGACGGATAGCGCGTGGCTTCCGCGATGCCGTTGGCGTTGGCCTTGGCGTCCTGAATGCCGCCGTAGGCCATCACGTTGTCTGCGCTGGAGGGGGCGACGAGCACACCGAACTCCGGCATGAAGCTCACTTTCTCGCCTTCGTCGTTGGTGTACTTGCCGGTGTAGACGATGATCTCGAACTCTCCGAAGAAGCCCTTACGCATGACTTCCTTTTCAAGCTGCGGCCCGAGCTCCAACTGCGACGTGCTGCCACGGCGGGTTTCCAGCTTGTCACGTACCGCCTTGAAGCGGCTGAACAGGCGCCAGGCACCCTTGCCCATCATCAGCACACCAGCCGGGCCGGTGGTCTCGCTCGCCCAGTCCTCGATATCGTCGGTGGGGTCGTAGGTCTCGGGGTCGACCGCGTCCCACTTCGCCGCACCGGCGAGAATCACCTGGTTATCCGGGCTGCGCCCGTAATCGACCTCGACGGGCGGGTGATCTGGCCCTTCCATGGTGACCTTGCCGAACAGCACGGCTTGAACGGCCATCCACTCTTCGCGCGCCACGATGTTCTCTTCATGCTCGACCAGCAGATCGGCGACAACGGCATCGTGACGCTGTGCGGCGCTCATCTCGCCGTTCAAGGCCTCACCCAGGCGGCGCTTGATCAGGCGGGTCGGACGAACCACGTCCGTTTCCTTGATGTACGCCGGCTTGAGTGTGGTGAGGAAGCCACCGCGCTCGCGCCTCGGCCGGCCGGATACCAACGGCGAGACGAAGGGAGCCAGACGACGATCCTTCTTGATCTTGTCGAACGCCACCTCTTCGGTCGGGAAGGTGGCGACGGTTGGGAAGAACATCTGCAGGAACAGCGGGGTGAACTTCGGGAGAAGTTCCTTCACACCTAGCAGGGTGGTCGTATCGTAGCCAGCGGCCATTGTTCAGTCTCCTGAATGAAAAAAGGCCGCTAGAGCGGCCCTATGGGTGCGGTGAAAGCCCTTAAACGGGCGATTGCAGGCTGATCGGCGTGCCGACGAAGGCTGCAAGCTTCTGCGCGGCTGTCGTGCCTGCCGGCCAGACGACCTGCTCCGGGTTGAAAGTCCCGGACTTGATTACCTGCGCCTGCTGTTCGGCTGCGCGGGCGTCAACGGCATAGGCGGTGATGTATGCGGCAACCTCGGAGCCGTCTGTTGCAGCAGGGTCCCAGGCAACCAGTTTGCCGCTTGCGGTGATCTGGCCGAGCGGAGTCTTTTCCGCCAGGTTCTGCCCAACAGCGATGGTGCCGAGTGTGGTCTGGTAAGAGTCGGAACCGGTCACCCAGTTGTCGACGGGTTGCTGTACGGTGGCCATCAGACTTTCGCTCCCGTGGCTTGGGCCCAGCTGCCGGCAATAGCCTGGGCTAGGTTGGGTTTCGCGTCGCCTGCACCTGCGGTGAGGTTCGGCTGTTCTTCGGCGGCCATCATCTTGTCCAGCGCGGTGCTGGCGTCGAGGTTGGCGGCCTGCTCTTTGGGCGCAGCAGCCAGCAGAGCGCCCGCTTCTTCAACTCCCATGCTGGTGTTGAAGGCCAGATGCTCCGCCATCTTGCCTCGGCCCTGCGCTTCGGCATGCTGCAGGATGCCTTGCACGCGAGTGCGCTCAGCACTGGCAGCGGCGGCGGTGTCGATTGCGGCCGGTGCCTCGCTTCCCGCCTGGGCAGGCGGTGCAGCTTCGGCAGTTGGCGCGGGGGTGTTTCCAGCCATGCGTTTGACTCCTAGGGTGGTCACCCTGCCCTGGGTGGACAGGTATTCAGAGAACTCGGGAACTGCCTCATGCCCGTTGACCATGGCATGGGCGAAGCCGACATCGATTGCCGCCTGGCCACGGAACACCGCAGCTTCGGTGGCCAGCACCGCCTCGCTGGTCATTCCCAGATTGCGGGCGACCAGCTCGGCGAACTGTTGGCGTAGTGCGTCGGTATCGGCCTGAAAGCGGCTCAGGACCTCCTCGGGAAGGTCCTCATACGGGTTGCCGTCGACCTTGCGCGCACCGGAGTGGATGAGCGTGACCTTGATGCCCTCCTGCTCCAGGTAGTCTTCGTAGCTCGCATGAGCCATCACCACCCCGACAGACCCCATGTAGGCGGTTTGGGTGACCAGGCGACGTTCTGCCGCGCTGGCCAGCGCCATGCCAGCCGAGCAGGCCGAATCGCACGCCATGGCCCACAGTGGCTTGCCGGCTTGCTGTGCCATTTGCCGCAGGCGGTCGGCGGTGTCGAAGCAGCCGGACACCTCACCGCCTGGTGTGTGCATGTCCATCAGCACACCCTTGACGTCGCTCTCGGCGAGCATCATTGCGTAGCGGTTGATGATGCCGTCATAGCCGGTCATACCGCTGTACGGCTTGAGGTAGCCGGACTTGTGGGCCAGGGTGCCTTTCACATCCAGCAGAGCAATGCCATCCACCACCTGGAACAGGACTTCCTCTACTCCCCAGCTGTTGGTACGCGTCTTGTTGTAAGTGCGGGCGTCCACCCGCAGCTTCTGGCCCATGTCGATAGCGCCCTGCTCGTCCTTGAGTTCGGCGATGTTGAGCCGGGAGCCCAGCGCACTGAAAAAAACGCGCGCATAGGCCGGCTCCAGCAACAGGGGTGTGTTCAGCACCCGGCTGGCAATTTGTGGATAGTTCATGTGGGGTCCTATTCGGTTGGCTCAGTCTGATCCGGGGCCAACGCCTGGGCTTGCATCCAGCTCGGCGGCGGCAGGCCGGCCTCGCGGCGCTCGTTCATCTCGCGCACCTGCTGCGCGAAGGTTTCCTGGTAGTCCTCACCCAGCAGCGCCAGCTCCTTCTCGTAGGTACTCAGGCCGGATTCGATACGCAGTACCGCCTCCTTCACTTCCTTGAGACCGTCGATTGCCAGGCGCCCAGCACCAATCCATTCACAGTTGCACCAGGAGGCACGCGCCTCGTAGAACCCGCGCGTGGCGTTGCGTGGAAGCTTCAAAAGCCGACGCTGCAGCGCCTCCTCGAACGCCAGTACAAACAGATGGGTGGCGAAGCGGGCCGCGATAACCTTGCGGCGCCCCATGTAGTACCGCCAACCTTCCATCATCGACGCACGAGCGCTGCTGTAGGTGCTCTGTCGGTAGTCCTTCGAAAATGGCTCTACAGGCACGTTGAGGCCGGCCGCCATCCAGCGGAGGATGCTCGATTCGAAATCGGCAAACCCGTTGTCCACGTTGCCGCTGGTTTGCAGGTGCAGCTTTTCGCCGGGCCAGAGGTGCGGGATTTTCACGCCGTTGAGGGATAGCTTGCTACCGCTGTTGAAGCTGTTCACCGCCATCATGTACTGGGCGATCTTGGTAATGCTTTCCTCGCCAGCGCCGATCAGCTCGAGCGCCGCCTCATTACCTAACTCGCTCTCGATCGTCGCGGCATACATCGCATTGACGATCGCGTTCTGCAGCTTGGTGTGCTGCAGCTTTGGCAACATGTGGCTTTGCTCGAGCACCGACAGAAACTGGTTGGCCCCTCTGGCCTGCCCGTCCTCGCTTGGCTCGAAGACATGGATGAACTTGAGCCGGCCGTTCGCAGCCTCTCGCTCGACACGGCGCCATTCGCTTGCGTAACCGTTCCCCAAACCAAGGCCACCGGTGCTGAGCTGGCGGATGTGATAGGCGATGGCCACACCGTTTCGGTCGAACTCGACACCGCCGCGCAGGGTGGTGGTATCAGAGCGATCACCCGGGTTGCCGATTCGCTTGGGGCTGACCATGCGAACAGCCGTTCGCATGGGTGTGCCCCGACGCTCGACCCACTCAGCCGCGGCCGAGACTTCACCCAAGCGGGTATGGGTGCCAACCGCTTCGCGGACCATCATCGTTGCGGTGCGCTTTCGCTCGACATCCAGCCAACAGCCGACCGGGTCCTCGGCAAACTCGAACCACCAGGCCTCGACATCCTGAGCGAACGCCCGGGCGTCGGCGTCGCTGATGCCCAGCAGGCGCCACCGGGGTTTGTAGCTGAGCCGGAAGAGGTGCCCGACGATATTGTCGATGTGCATCTGCACGGCGTTGGCCGCGAACGCATTGTTACGCGTCACGTCCTCGGCGCGGGCGTTGCCCAATTTCAGGTTCGGCAACAACGCGGCGTCGACGGTTTGCAGCCGAGGCTGCCACCGCTCCAGTTGGCCACCGAAGCCGCCACCGGCGCCCTGCCAGGTGCTGAGTTGCTCTCGCGCCGGCAGGCCGTTCGGCGCCAGGATCTGCAAGTTGCTCATGCGATCACACGTGCCGGCCGCCGCCGGGCTTGCGCGCCGACGCCGAGTTGGCCCTCCAGTTGGGTGATGTAGCTTTCCAGGTCTCGGCGGTTTGCCGGAGTGAACTCGACCATTTTCCCGTCACGCTGGACTCGCACCATGCCTTGCCCGGTGATGAGCAGGTGCAGCGCGTCGCGTGCCTCGGTGAGTTGCTGCAGGGTTGCCATCAATCGTCTCCGTTCATCATCCGCCCCAGCTCCGCCAGCGAGGGCGCTGGTTTTGTGGTCGTGGTTTGTGCAGCTGGCAGGTTTTCGACCGTGGTTACCGGCACCACATCGGTGTCAGCAAGCAGGTCCGGCTGCATCAATCCAGCCTCTACGGCATCCCAGTCGGCGGGCGACTTGAGGTGCAATCGCAGGTAGCGAGCCAGGTGGATCTGATAGGTCTCGCAGTCCCATGCTTCATGGGCCGCGCCAGCCTTCGGTTGCCAGACCTTCTTGCCCGCATGCCGTCGACTTGGCGCTTTCACCTCGGCGCACATCTGCGGGAAGTAATCGGCTCTCACGCCAGCATAGGTATGCATGCGGCCTGGTCCGTGACCGGTCAATTTGAGGCGCTCGGCCAGCAGGTCCTTGGCCTTGTTGGTGCCGACCATGTAGACCTGCAGGCCGTACTTCGCTGCTTTGGTGGCTTTGGTGTTGAGGTCGATCTTGCGCGGGGCGGTGAGGATCTCCGCGTCCAGCGTGGTGGCCCCCTTGATCGCCAGCAGCTTGGATAGCCGCTGCCTGCGGGTGCGGACGTAGTGGTACACCGCGTCGTTCGTCTGCCCGTCCGAAGCATCGATGCTGGCCGCGCTGATACGCAGCCGATAACCCTTGGCGTGTTCGTAGACGCCGAACAGCAGCCGATCAAGCTCTTCCCACACCGGGTCGTTCTTGTCCGACGTACCCGTTTGAGCGGATATTTCGGTCCAGAGAATGAGCCAGGATTCTTCGCCTCGGCCCCAAGCCCGCAGGATGATCGCGATACGGTCGTGCTGCACGTCCACGGTAAGGGTGAGCATCAGCCCACCAGCAGGAACACGCAGCTCGGCGTACTCCTCGACACGCTCGGCCAGCTTTTCTGCGTCAGGCAGGTCGGACTTGTACTCATACGGCCGACCCTGCTTCTGGTTGACGAACTTGATGATCTGCTTGAGATCGCCACTCTCGGCGAGCTTTTCCGCCGCCAGCTTTTCGCGGACCAGGCCCGCGAGCGTTGTGCCAGGCAGGCAGGCGTACAGCTCGTTCAGTTCTTCAAACCCTGCCTTACCGTGGAAGGGCCGCGTCGGTACCCACCCGCGTAACGGGTCGCCTCGCTCAAACGCTCCGAAGACGGTATTTCGAATATTTTCCTTTCGCTGATAGTCGTCCCATGTACTGCCGCAATGCGGACAGGCGTAGACGGCTGTATCTGGCAGGGCACGCCCGTAGATCTCGTGCGGCTGGGCATCATGGTCAGCTTCGAGCCAGCTGATGTATTGGAAGTCCAGCACGTGTGATTCGCCGCATTCGTGACAGGCGATCGGTAGAACTCGGCGATCACTCTGCTCGATGCGCTGCTCAGTCTTGGAAAACCCCTTGAGCGATGGCGTGCCGCCGACAACGAACTTGGCGCCGGGGTAGCGCTTGACGCGCTCTTCAAGCAGGCCGATGGCGTCGCCCTGTTTCTTCACGTCATCGCTGGTGTCGTCGGGTTCTTCGACGATGGCCAGGCCCACCGATGAAGTCGATTTGACGTTGCCAGGCGAGTTGGAGGCGACCAGCTTGAGAAAGCCGCCGGCATATGACTTGTGGTTCCAGCGGTTGCCCTGCTTCTTGGCCGTGGAAACGTCCATAAGCCGCCCGATCTGCGGGTTGGCGTTGACAGCTGGAACCAGCTTCTCATCGTGGAAGCTCTTACCGTCACCCTCTTTAGCGAACAGCACCATGATCGGCATGGGCTGGCCTTGCACACGCTTGAAGATGAAACCAAGCATGAAGTAGGTCCAGCCGATCTGGGCTGCCTTCATCAAGACGATTTCATTGACAGCTGGGTCATCCAGCGCAGCGGCTACACCAAGGAAATAAGGGGTGTAATAGAAATCGTAGAGGCCGCTGAGCACGCCCGATTCGGGCGGCAGATAAAACTCGTTCGACAGGTATTCAGCTGTCGCTATCTGCTTCGGCGGATTGAATTGCTTGCCGGCCTCCAGCAAGGCGCCGGCCAAGCTTATCCGCATAGCCTCCAATTCGGCCGACTGTAGATTCAGCAATGCGGGCCACCATGGTTCGGTCGATGCTGACTTTCAGGCCGTTCTCCAGCTCTTGAATCAGCTTCTCGAATCCGCTCTGGTACTCGCGGTTGGCGAAGCTGGCCCAGTCGCTGAGTGCGAGCGTTGCGTCAGCCGTGGGGACGAGCGTCCCGAGTTTCTCGTGATAGGCCAGTCGGCCGTTGGCCGCCTTGACCGTTGACTCCTCGATCCGAGCCGCATTGAGCAGCTCGACCTGACTGCCTCCCCTGCCGGCCGCCTTCTCTCGCAGGTCGCGGATGTAGGCGGTGCGAATTTCGTCGAGGGTGGCCGAGGTCCAGTCGATTGCGAGCGACTTGAGCACGTCTCGGCAGTTGCGCTCGCTCATGTCCAGATGCTGGGCAATTTCTCTTTGCGAGGGCATGAACAACTCCAGCGCAGCGCCAGGCCGGAAGCGGAACCCCCTATACGCCCGTCAATCTGCGAAAAATCCGCGGTCTACGTCGCCGCATTAGGAAAAAACGCCGGGGAGGACCCGCTTCACTTCTTCCCTCCGCGCATGACTTGCAAAGCCGGATAGAGAACTACACTCAGGTAACTTCTCACCAAGGACGGATCTTCTATGAAATTCGCCGGCTCGTTGTTGGTAGTTTCTGCGTTGATGATGGCAGGTTGCACAACCGCCCCCGTTCAGGCTCCGCGAGCTGCGTCCGCTTTCACAGCGCCCAAAAAAGTAGCGTCCAGTCCTGCTGAGCAGGCTCAGAGCGTGGCATCTGCTTTCTATGCAAGCGCTTTGGAGAAAGCGCATGCATCTGACGCCGCTAATGACTTCGGAGTGAAAGCGGACGGATTGTCTATATTCGCAGTTACTCTTGCGGCAGGTGGAGCGCTCACAGGGTCTAAGTCCAAGCTATATAAAGCCGCGGGTGCTCTGCTAGGTCTAGGTATGGGAAGTAATCAATACTTCAAACCCAAAGATCAACGTGCTATCTACTTCAACACTGCCGAATCCGCATACTGCTCCGGTCTGCAGATGCAAATTCTTGCTGATCAGTTGGGGAGTTTAGACACTGCAACCATCGATAACGCCAAAAAAGCCGTGAGAAAAAACAACGATACCATCAGGGGCGTTGTTTACTCCGGACAAATACAATCCAGCGGCCTACAGCCTTTCCAAGCGGCCTCGATTATTAACGCAGCAATGAACTCGGAATCAGATACAGCGGCACAGCTAGCGGCATTGAGTTTCATCAAAGCACCTCAGCTATACGCACACAACCGTAATCTGTTGCTCCTTCGGTACGAAATTAGCGAGATAAATAAGACGGCTTTCAAAATTGACGACGCCCTAGAAAAAGTTGCGAAGTTATCGGTAGCACCTACCGAAACACTTGCAGCTTTGCAGACATTGGATGGCAAGCGTCAGCTGATGGCAAAACAGGGAGGACAATCCGTAGCTCCGGAAGAAAAAGTGGCTACTCTACTGAAGCAGCTCCCAGAAATAATTCAGATCATTAACGATTTCAATGCATGCACCAACGTACTTAAACCTGTCACCACTGACACATAGCATTCTTAGCGCTGGTCAGAACTCTCGGCCGCGGCTTTAGTTACCTCATCACACACACCCGCCCGCCGCGCCAGCCAGCGCGCATAAAGCCCGCTGGCCACATCTGCCCCTAGGCACGCGACCACGCTTCCCAGCGCTGCAGAGGTCAGCAGGCTCGACCCCCAGGCTGTTGCCAACAGCACGGTCGCCAGACCGAACACCGCCGAGGCACCGAAGCGCAGCAGAACGCGCTTGATGAGCTCACCCACCGCCATGCCAGCCGCATCGGCCCGCCACATCTCGCCGGTAAGCCCTGCTAGCGCCACCAGGATCAGCAGCCACGTCGGAAGATCGGCCAGCGACTGCTGCACCTGTTGTTCGGTGGACATGCTTGACCTCCAACGGCACAAATGAAAAAGGCCCACCGTTTCGGGTGAGCCTTGGAATGGGTGCCCTCTTGCGAGGGCTGGCCTGCCGGGGAACAGGCCGCGACACAGCACGTCGCTCGGTGGCTATCGCTGCGGGCGCAGCTCTACAACCATGGGCACTTTCTACAGCCGACATGCAACGCCCGCAACCGCCCGTTTTTCGCGGCGCTGTTCAACACGGTTGAACACGCTTGAGCACGGTTGAACGCTGTTCGCGCCAAACTGACCCGACGAACGGTCATCACGCGACATCCGCCTTGCGGGCCTGCGCAGCCTCTTTCACCGCACGGGCAGCAGCCTTGCGCTCAGCCACCCGCTTGCGCTCGGCCCGGGCGTTCTCTCGCGCCACGTCACGCGCAGCCCGTGCACGCTTCACCGCAGCCGCATGCGCATCCGT